TTTCGAAGGAGAAAAAGGGTCGTGAGCTTAGAAACGGACACCGAAGGTGTCTGTTTCGCTTGCGAACAACCTAGAGCCGGACTTTAAAAGAAAGTAGCAAAGAAAAGAATATATAATATATTATATTCTGACTTTAATTCTTAGTGTTTAATGTTAATAATAATTATTTATTTATATTTAGCTTTAGTGTTAGAACTTAATGCTTAACATTAGGTTCTAAGTTTTTATCCCTCTACTAATAAGTATGGATTTGAGTAAGTACCTAAAATAGGGTTTTGTGACTAGCGTCACAACATTAGTATTAGAACTAACCTCTAAGCACTAACGTTAGGGACTTTAGTCCCTAGACTAACTACTAAAAGCATGTTAATAACACTAGCACTAACACTAGTGTTTAACACTAGATAGTAAACTAAGAGTAAAGTATATTCATAACACTTAGAGTATATATATTATACTTAACACTAACACTTAGCACTTAGTGCTAGTGCTAAACACTTAGAACTAACATTAGAGTTTAAGTATATAACTTAGAATATATATATATAACACTTAACACTTAGTATTAACACTAGTACTAGCACTTAGAGAGAAGCTAAGGCTTCTCTCTTCTCTTCTCTCTTTGCTCTCTCTTCTCTCTTTCTTTCTTTATGTTACTTTCTTTCTTTCTCTCTTCTCTCTCATTTCTCTCTTCTCTTCTCTCTTCTTAGCCCGGTTAGCCCGGCCCCCGGTCGGGCGCAAAACCCGCACCCCACA